AGTATATCTTAAACTAGATCGGTATACCCGATCATAAAAATAATTTTACAAAATACTATGACTGCTACTGACGCTGTATCTAAAATTAGATTGCTTCTAGGTATCAACGAGTCTACGTTCAAATTTGCGACTGCTGTTCTTGTTGACGGTACAGAAGTTAAAACTGAAGGTGAACTAGTTGAAGGCGCTCAACTTATGGTTGTGACTGCTGAAGGTGAAGTTCCTGCTCCGGCTGGAATCCACGAAACATCTGAAGGTGTCCTAATCACTGTTGACGAGTCTGGTGTAATTACAAAGGTTGAGCAATCAACTTCTGAAACTGTTGAAGAAGCTCCTGCTACTGAGGAGGTTGCAATGGAAGAAGAGGTTGTTGTTGAGGTTCCTGAAGAAGTTGCTCCAGTTCTAACTGAAGAAGTTGTTCAAGCTGTTGTAGAAGCTCTTGCTCCTGTTATCGAGGAAGTTGCATCTATCGCAGAAGAACTTAAGAAAATGAAAGCGCAATTCCAAGCTTTCCAGAAGGAGCCTGCCGCTCCAAAGGTAAAACGAAACGATTTCACTGCTGAAAGATTGTCTGCAGTAGAACGTATCGCAAAAATCCGTAAACAAAAATAATATACTTAAAAATGTCTTATTCAAATCTCGCTGCTAACTTGGCAGCTTATACTGATGAAATGTCTTTCGAGGCGATTTCTAACGCAGTACTTCAGACAAAGTTGATGGAGTATGCTACACTACGTTCTGGTCTTCGCGCGGGAACTTCGGCTGTGAATATCATCGATGTTGAAATTGCTGCACAACCACGCTCTTGCGATTGGTCTGATAACGCAACTACAACTTTCACACAAGTTGATATCGTTATGAACGAACTTGAGTCAAAGCAATCACTTTGCCCAACTTCACTTCGTGAGTACTACCTTTCTGAAAAGCTTTCTGCATCTGCACACGCAGAGGAAGTTCCTTTCGAAGAGGCAATGGTAAACTTGTATACTCAGAAAATCAAGAACCATAACGAACTTCTATTGGCTACTGATCTTATCGCTAAGGTTGAAGCTGCTGGTACTACTACTTCTCAAACTGATCCTTCTGATGCTGATTCTATCCTTTCTGACGTTTACGCTCTTGTAGACGCTATCGATCCAGCTTACGCTGGTCGTGAGGACTTGGTTGTTTTCATGTCTCCATCTAACTTCAACTTGCTACGTAGAGCACTTGTTGCTGCTAACCTTTACCACATTGCTCCAACTGACTCTAACGACGTATTGGATATCCCTGGTACTGGTTTCAAAGCTGTTAAGTTGACTGTTGCTGTTGGTGATATCAACACTATGATCGCTGGTCCTTCTAAGGACGTTATCGTAGGTTGCGGTCTTGAAGATGATTTCGATCAACTAAAGATGTGGTACTCACAAGATTCGGATCAAGTTCGCGTTATGGCAGCTTGGAGATTGGGCTTGGCGGTTGTTAATGCAGCTGCATGGTCTTACAACGGTCTTTAATTAACCTCCCTAAACCTTGGTAATGGGGCTTCGGCCCCTCTACCAAACAAAAAATAATCCATATATTATGTCGTGTTCAATCACATCGGGTATGACCCTAGGATGTAAGGATAGCCAGGGAGGCGTCGAGTACTTGTACATTTCCGATCTTCCAACTTATGACGAAATCGTTACTGACGTTGACGGTAAGATTGTTTCTCTAGATGCTGCTGGCGTTCCTACTTCTATCACTTGGTACAAGTATGAAACTCCTAAGCAAGTGAGCTCATTCCAAGAAACAATTTCTGCTGCTATCGAAGCGGGAACTGTTTTTTATGATCAACAAGCTACTTTTATTTTTAACAAAATGGAAGCTGCTAAAAGAGATCAAATCAGACTTCTTGCGCAGAACCCAAAGCTTCTTGTTGTCGTTAAAGACGGTAATGGTAAGTTCTGGTCTGTAGGCGTAACTCGTGGTGCTGAGCTTATTTCAGGTTCAGTTTCTACAGGTACTGCATACGGTGACAGAAACGGTGGTGAAATCGTGCTTCAAGGTTTGGAGCCAGATCCATCATACGAGTGCCTTGCATCTTTCGTAGGCGAGTAATCCTCACTATATCCATAAAAAAGAAGGGTATCTTTAATTAGGTACCCTTTTTTTATTTCTGATAATCTTTATTAATCCAGGTCTTTAGCCGATGGCAGTTTGCACAAAGTATTTGAAGGTTCTCTTCGCGGTTGTCTGATTTAATACCGTTTATATGGTCTATATCGAGCTGACACGGGTGGACTGGTACAAACCCGCATTTATTACATTCGTGTGCCTGGTGCCATTTGAAGTATCCGTATGGCTTTCTTTTAGCTTTGTTTTTACATTTCCTGGAACAATATATTTTATCGGATCTTCCGGTAAATTCATTGCTACAATACTTACAAGTTCGTGCACACATAATACAGTTATATATAATGTAGTTGCGCAATACTTGCAACAAGTATATCTTATATTGTAAAAATACTTATACTTGTATGACTTTTAACTTTGAAGAAGGGTATAGCATATCATTTAATGGCGATTACGGTGGTTATACTACTTATCGTTTGCAATTTATCTCAGACTATACAAATAAAGAACTGGTAGTTTTACCTGGTGATGCTAGAAAGTGGATTTGTGGTCTAAATCTAGTATTAGCTAATGAAAGGTATACTGAGTTTATACTAACACAGTGGTTTCCAGTACCAAGAGGTGGTCAATATTCTGGCTTCTATACATACAACTTATACGGCACAATGGATGCTGTAACTTCTTTAGAAGATTTTGTACCAGAAGATTGGACTACCCTAGACACTGGACTTATTAAAATTCTTACACCTGATGTGAATGGTAATATTAATCGTTACCAATATGAAAGTCCTAACGACGATGCACAATCATACGTAATATACAATCCATAAAATGCAAAAATATATTTTTAGATCACATAACTTTGAATCTATTCAGTTGCCGCAGATTACAGAACGTCGCGGACACGATTATGTAGATTTTGGTTCTAACAATCTCTACCCAGAGTTGCTTATCGAACTATACAACAATAGCGCGATGCACCACACTTGCATTGATGCTAAGACAGATGCCATCACAGGTGACGGTATTAAAAACTTTGGTAGCACTCCAATGAATACTAAGGGCGATACTTTAGATGAATTGTTTGAACGCATTGCTAAAGACTTTATGATTTTTGGCGGTTATGCTATTAATGTTATCTGGAACAAAGCAGGTGATGGTATTGCAGAGATGTACCACGTTGATTTTAACCGTGTGCGTTCTGGTAAAATGAATGAAGACGATATCATTGAAGAATACTTCTATTCTGCAGATTGGTCACAATCAAGAAAGTACAAGCCAGTAGCATACAAGTCTTTTGATGCTACGGATAACAAAGGTGACAATGCTTCTCAAATCTTCTACTACTTTGATTACACTGTTGGAAATTCATACTATCCGCTTCCCTCATATGTGGGCGCAATCAACGATGTAGATATCGATTCTAGAGTATCTAAGTTCCACGCTAACAACTTGAAAAATGGTTTGGCACCCTCTATGATGCTAACATTCCGTAATGGCCTTCCAGGTCAGGAGGAGCAAAATGAGATTTACAGAGACATTGATCGCACATTTGCAGGTGAAGAAAACGCAGGTAAATTCTTTATTAACTTTTCTGAACCTGGTCGCGAGCCACAGGTGCAAACTATCGAAAACGCGAATTCAGATTATTACGTAACTCTTGAAGGCCGCATTACATCTCGCATCTTAACTAGCCATAGGATTACTTCTCCTAAGTTGTTGGGTCTGTATGACGCATCTGGCTTCTCTAACAATGCAGATGAAATCCAGACGGCATTTAATCACTTCTTGGGTACTGTTATTATTCCTGAGCAAAAGAAGCTACTTAAGTCTCTACAAAAACTGGTTTGGTATTTTGGTATGACTGTTAAGCTTGAAGTAGACCAATCAGATATTTTGTATACGGAAACGATTGAAACAACACAAACACAAATTACAGATATTACAGAATAATGGCTACAGCTCTTTTTATCACTGAAGAAAAACTAAAATCGTTTACAGCGATTGATGAAAATGTAGAACCAGTATTGCTTTATCCTTTTGTATTGCAAGCACAGGATTTACACCTACAACCTTCTCTTTCTACAAAACTTTACAATGCTGTTAAGAATTACGTAGTTGACAATGTTGTTAATGGCACACCAATCCCAGCTGACTATAAGACGCTATTAGACGATTACTGTGCACCTGTTGTTGTACACTATACATACTACTTAGCTCTACCATCCCTAAAGTACAGAAGCACTAATAAAGGTGTTTTAAGCGGTTCTTCAGAGGTTGCACAAGGTATTTCACTTGATGAACTACAATACTTCCGCAACACTGTTTTTGAATCTGCTAAGTTTTATGATGAAAGATTACGCGATTACTTAAAAGCTAATTCAAATCTTTATCCTGAATACGGATCATTTACAAATAAGGACGGTATGGCCGCTAATCGTGGTACCGCATACTACACAGGTCTTGTAGTCCCACGTTCAATTAAAAATACATTTGATGATTGTGATACCTCATATGGTTCTTGCACTCCGCCAATCTACTAAAAAAACTGAAACTAACATTAAAAAGTTAGAACTATACTTCCAGAAAAGTGAAAGCAAAAATCGATCTAATACTAAATAAATGGTTGTCCCGCAAACTAATGGTGTTTTTTATTGCTACTGCACTTACATTAGTTGGACAAGTAGATAGTCAGGATTGGGTTGATGTTGCGCTTATTTACATTGGTACAGAAGGAGCGATTGATTTTGCAACAAGACTTAGAGGCGTTAGATTACCTGAAGGTAAAGATGCAAAAGAAAACAATTCAATCTAAAAGTATATCTTAAAATATAAAATAAACTATTATTAAAATGAGTTTACAAAACCACGAATCATCTTACATCCAAGCCGTCTCTAACAGATGGGATGTAGCACTTCCACAAAGAATGGAAGCTGTTGCTGCTCCTGCAACTTTTGACGAAGAATCAACTCTTTATCTTGATACTGCAGCTACTGTAGTATTTCAACCTTCAGGTCAAGGTTCAACTGTTTCTGTTTCTTTTGCAGCTGGTTGGATTCCTGTAAGAGCAATCGCAGTTACTTCTGTTTCTGCTGGTAATCTATACAGAGCATACTAATATGTTTTACGCTATTGCAAATACCGTCGTAAGGATTGTCAATGGCATTCCTGCTCCAATCATTCCGATGATTTGGAACCTAAACACCAATCTTTGGGAAAATGAAACTAGAACCTGGAACTAATGAGTCAACTAGGAGATAAACTTATCAAAGATACATTCCCGGGGATTATTAAAACTTCGGATGAAGGCGCTGTTGGTTCAGTGCCTAAAAGACTTCAAGATGGTGAAGGTAATAACTTACCAGTTGATGTTGCGTCTAGCGGTATGCGTTATTACGGAACACAGGACTTTACTAATGCAGTAATCACAGGTATT